GGAAGCGAACTCGCGAGCCTTGGTGCAAGCGTTCTGGCGTCGCAGTAAATCTGAGAGCTGTTTTGCGTTCACGCTGGCACCTTCTCTTTCGCATGAATCGGGCAGAGGTCGCGGTCCTCACCGACGCTCTTCGCGTGCAGTTCGCAGATCCGGCGATCGCAGGTCTTGATGACAAGCACACCGCCTCCGACCGTCGGGTGAGTCTCGATGGGAAAATCGCAGAGCTTGGTGTGAGGCGACGCGCAGAACTGACAGGGCTTCCTAGATCCGCGATGGCTTCGCGAACACACGATCGCGACGGTGTCGGCGAATTTGACTTTCTCGCAGGTCACGGCGTGGGCTCCGTGTACGGCATGCTCTCGAAACAGACGTCAAACGACGGAGGCTCGTGCCCCTCCGGGATCTCGGCCCACGCCTCGTGGCTGAAAACGAACGCGAATGAATTCTTTTCGTTGACGACGCGAAGAAGCTTCGCGCCGCCGGTTGGGAGCCCCGACAAAACGCGGACGTTTATCCGGTTGCCCGTTTCGAGCGTTCGACAGACGAGCTCCGGCGACACGCGCAAAATTCGAATCCGCTCGCTCATGCGACACCTCGTTTCTTCACCTTCGTTCGGGACAGGACGGGACCGACGGTCCCGGGAAGGGACATCTGGGTCCGGGCCGTTTCCGGGTCGCGCGCAGTACTCGTAGAACTGGCCGGGACAGCCGGGCCCGACTCGGCCCGTGTCTCGCCCACTGGCCCGTTGCCAGCGAGCGCGCGCCGGCGCTGTAATCCAAGCGACAAGAGAAAGCGCGCCTGATCCTGGATCTGGCGTTCATCGAGCTCGGCGGTCGCGCGGATCTCACGCAGCATGTCTTCGGTGACTCGAATGCGAAGTCGTTCTGTTTTGGAAAAAGCCACGGGACTTCCCTTCTCTGCGGAGATGGGATTCGGATCGCGTTTCGATGAGGTAGTAGGCGAGCGCGAAGAGCTTGCGGCGCGTGCGCGGGTTCATCCGCGCGAGCTGCCGCTCGACCTGGTCGTTCTGCCTCACGCGCTCGCCTTCCGCCGCCGGGGTGGTACCGCCGCGGGGGACTCGTCGCCAGGTCCCTTCGCGAACTTCTCGAGCACCGATCGCTCGAATAGCCGGCGACCGCCAATTCGCTTCGAGGGGAGTTTCCCGGAGCTGATCATTTCGTCGATCACGCGGAGACTCACCGAGAGCATTTCGGCCGCGTCCTTGCGGGAGACGAGAAGTTTCTCCGTCATCGCGAGCTCGCCTTCGGGCGCTGACTCTCTCGGAGAAGAACGTCGCGCGCGAATTCGCTCGCGGTTTTGCGGCGCTTCCAGGCGGCGGATTTGATTGCTGAAAGCTCACCCGTTCGGAGGCGCAGCGTGAATTTGATATTTCGGGCTTGCGGTCTTCGGTAGGTCATGGCGGGGACTGTAGGACAAACGTCCTAAGTCTGTCAAGCCATTTGTACGACAGATGACTTACGCGTGTCGGACGGAAAGGTCTTGTATATGCATGCACATCGTAGTACGTTTCACGCCATGCCATCAAAATCGAAGAGAGACATCACGACGTCGGTCCGATTGACCCCCGAATTTCGGCAGGCGGTGAAGACTCTCTCGGAAACTCACAAAGCCAAAAACGCGTCCGAATATTTTCGCGGTTTGATCTATCTCGATGCCCTGCTCGCGACGGGAGACGCGGATCTGCTCGACAAACCGGCCTGGGTGACGCGCGACTACGGCGAGCTCGTCAGAGAACTCACATCGCGCAAGAGCAAAAATGCCAAAGGCTGAGGAGCTCCCGCGCGGAGTGTTCGAGCGCCCTCGAGGGAGCGGGGTCTACTGGATCCGCTACGCGGACAGCGCGCGAAGAATGCGGAGAGAAAAAATCGGACCGAAGCTGCAGCTCGCGATCGACGCCTACCATAAACGCAAGATCGAGGTCCGCGAGCAACGCTTCTTTCCGGAACGGCCGCGGTCTGCGCTGTTCGAGGAGCTCACGAGGGACTTCCTCGAACTCTCGCGGATTCGCCACTCGCGGAAGCATTACGAGCACAATTTGAATTTCGTCGAATTCCTGCTCGGCCACTTTCGCGGCCGCGCGGCCGACCAGGTGACGGCGCAAGAGATCATGCGCGTGCTCGGCGCGCCCGAAGATTGGGCGCCGGCGACGCGCAACCGCTACCGCGCGGCGATCTCCGGAATCTACTCGCTCGCATTTCGAAACGACAAGATCTCGGTGAACCCGGCGAAAAAGGTTCGGCTGTGGCGCGAGAACAATGCGCGCGTCCGCTTCCTCGAGCCGAAGGAAGAGAAGACACTGCGCTCCGCGATCGCGAGCTCGATTCATCTCGCCGAGCTCGACCTGGCGCTCGCGACGGGGATGCGCCGCGGTGAACAATACCGGCTTCGCTGGACGTCAGTCGATTGGACGAGGAAGATCTTGACGGTTGAGAATTCGAAAAACGGCGAGCGGCGCCACATCCCGATCAACGAGACGGCGCTCGCGGCTCTTCGAGTTTTGAGACGCGGCCGCGCGGCCGCGGTGTATGTCGTGCCCGGGCCCTCGGCCGAAGCCGATCGCGCGGAGGATAACCGGCGATGGTTCGACGCGGCCATGAAGCGCGCCGGCCTTCGAAACTTTCACTGGCACGATCTGCGTCACACGTTCGCGTCGCGGCTCGTGATGGCCGGCCACGACATCCGGACTGTCCAGGACCTCATGGGACACAAGACGATCGGGATGACGGTCCGCTACTCGCATCTCTCGGCGCCGCACAAGCGCGACGCCGTGAAGAGCCTCGAGGCGGCGAAAACTTCCGACTCGTCGACCTCAAGTGAGGAGCAAAACCAGGAAGCGGCCGCCGCGCCGGAAGAGACTGGAGCGAGCTCGTGAGCGTGCCGGGACTGTTGGGCGCTAGCTGTGGCGAGTGCATGTGCGGCGTGCATGGAGGGACCGAGGAACAAACCGAGGCCTTCGTCAGAAAGCATGCGCTCCACAAAAATTTCTCCGTCGCGCTAGACGTCTTCGGGCAGCCGGAGCGCATGACGTGGGCCGAGTATCTCAAGCGGATCCGGGAGGCAAATTCGTGAAGCTCGAGGAGAAAGTCGCGGCCGTCCTGGCGAAGGGCGACGCGCTCGCCGCGGCGGTGAACAAGGCATTTCTGAAATCGCACTTCGATCCGAAGCGGGAGGAATGGAGCATCGAGTTCGCCGACGGTGAGCTCGTGAACGCGGCTGTAGTCGAGTTTGAGAAGGCGAGGGTCGAAGACGAGCAGGAGGTCCCGCAATTCATCGACGGGGAGAACGCGCTGCCAATGCGTGAGGTCTCCTGCTCACGATGCGGGGCGCCAGCCGCGGTGTCGATGGGCTCTAAGATTAACGAGCCGGTCTTGTGCGAGGCGTGCGATCGGTCGCCGTGGAGGAAGTCGTGAAGATCATCATTCAGTTTGAAGCAAAGGACGTTGCGGCACAGAAATACGCTGGACCGGGCGGAGAGCTGGCGTCCTGGGATCTCGAACTTCAAGAGATCGAGATCCGCGATATTTCGGAGGCATTGGCTCCGCAGAGGATGCGGATGACGATCACCGGCATCGTCGTTCGGGGGAACATCACGGGGCCGGAACTTCCAGCGTGGCCGGGACTCCCAGGGAGCTCAACTGGCACCGCTACGACCCCGAAGCGGCGTCGCGGTAAAAAGCGGTAAAAAGCGGGTTGTAAAAGTACCTGGCGGAGGTACTTAAAATACGCCGATCCGCCAAGATGCATGGTGCCCGGGGTGGGGGTCGAACCCACACGACGCGTAAGCGTCAGGGGATTTTAAGTCTCCCGAGCGGACCCAGTACTATTTCGTAGCGGCGTGCGCGACTGCGCTTCACGATGCGTCACATCGCAAGCCATTGATAACACAAGAGGCCTATAATCGAGCTATCAACTGAAGCGCATAGCGCTGCACGACGACGCGGAAGAGCGCATTTGTAACTGCGCCAGAACTGGCACCGATGACCGAGTCAACTAGCACCGCTACTGCCCCGCGTCGACCAATACCGGTCCCACGCGGCGCGCATCTTAGCGCGCTTTCGCTCCTCTCGCGTCGGGGGCTTGGGCTCGCCGTCGTCCTCGACGCCCCAGGGCCAGCGCTTAAGCTTCTTAGCCCGGTGCACGCGTTTGAGAGAAGCGCTCAGCCTCGCGCGCGTCTCGGGACTGGCTCGATAGTCGGCGCCGTGCGAGTTCTTCCCGCCAGGGTCGAAGTTGTAGCCGTTCGGGACTCGCGTCCCGAGGATGGACACGTAGAGACGCTCGGCGTCGTAGGCCTCCTCGATCGAGTCGACAAGGCAGAGCGGCTCGATGACGAACGCTTCCCGGCCGTGCTGCCGGATCGCTTCAGCGAGGCAGTGTCGGCGACCGCAATCGGCGTTGCTGAAATGCCCGAAGAGCCGCCGACGCAGGGGTTGACTGGTCCGGCCGATGTACTTTTTGCCGTCGACTTTATTCGTCAGGCAGTAGACCGTGAAGACTGGAGCGCTCGTAGTTCCTCCACGCGTTCGCGTCTGAAAAATTTCCTCGTTCCGATCGTGAAGATCCTGATGAGGCGAAAAGCGGCCAAGAGGCGAAGCGATCGCGGCGTCGCGGAAAGGACCGCGGCCGCTTCTCTCTCGGAGCAGAGTAGCCGTTTCGCGTTACGTGTTGGTTGGGAATTTCGGATTGCAGAGCGTGCTGGGTCGTGTAAAGTTGCCGAAGCCTTCATGGGAGATAGTCCCTCCTGTGTGGGTCAGGGGCTCGGGCGAGGTCACACTCGCTCGGGTCCCGCTGTAATTCGCCCCGAAGCTATCACGCCCCCGCTAATTGTCAAGAGAGGAAAATAAAATGAGGACGATCGTGGTGACGGTTTTCTGTGTCTGCACATCGATTTCAGCAGCGGCTCAGATAACGAGCCCAACCTTGCAGGCGCGCCCGGCGCCGCCTGTCAAGCCGGCCGGGCCCACAATAAAAGGCCATGCGCTCGGAGAGAGCATCGCAGAGTTCTTGGCCGTGGCCGGCCAGCCGGATCTAGTTTCACAGTGCCGAAGTCTTGTCGCGAGCTCTCCGGCGCCATCGAAGAAAAAAGGAGGCGGCGCACTTAATTCCGTTTTCGGTGTCGGGGATGCGGGCCGTCAATTTACGCGCATGCAGGAAGCGGACAAGGAGCGGCAGGACCGCACAGCGCGTGACGGGTGCAGCGTGCTGATCTCCGGCGTCGACACCGGCGCTCGGATCGAGAAATTACTGGACGAGGGGACCTTCGAGGGCGCGAGGCTTGTGAGGTTCGATGTTCGAATCGGCCAGGACGTCATGGTGAGAAACATGTCGTCTTTGGAGAAGCAATTCGGTCCGTCGTTCGACGAGGTCGCCGGATCGCTGGCGCAACGGTTCGGAAAGCCGCAGACCGAGGAAGATCTCGCTATGCAGAATGGCTACGGAGCGGTTTTTCACCATAGGTGCTGGACGTGGAGCAGCGAATCTTTTTTCATTCGGGCCTACGAGAGTCAGCCCAACGCAGTCAGGCCAGGGGGAGACATCGTGGCCGCTCTGACCGATGTAACGATCGAGACCCCAGAGGAACGGCGCCGCGAAATCGGACAGGTAACGAATCGTCCGAATCCGATCGACTAGTGTTCAAAACGTTACAGACGGCCCGCGCAGCCCTGCTAGAGTTTCCTGCGGTACGGGCGGTGAACACGGAACCGGGCGGCCGAGGTCGTTACTCCGCGAAAAGTGACGACTCGAATTCCTCCGCCCTCCTTCCGTCGCTTACTTGCTGCAGTGGCCCGTCCCGCAGATCGCGGCCGCGGCGATCGCGCCTCCGATCGCGAGAACCTTCCCGTCGTGCTTCACGCGATGCCAAAATGTTCCGCCCTTGAGCGCCTGTTTGTACGCGTCCCTCTGTTTCTCCGCGGCTGAGAGTTGCGCGCCGGCTTCCGTGAGCTGAGTCTTGCAGCTCGCGAGGTCTTGCTGCGCGGCCGGCAGAGCGATCGAGCACGTCTGCATTTCCTCAACCATATTTCGGAGCGGAGCGAGATCCTGTTCTGGGATCGTCGCGACGGCCGCCGGCGTGGGATTCCCTGCCGTCGCCGGCGGAACTGCGATCGAGATCGGGAGCGGAAGATCTCCGAGCTGTGCGGGAATCCACTTTGCGATCTGCTGAGGCGTGACGGCCGCGGCCGCTTTCTTCTGCAGGTCCGCGATCGCAGCGGCCGTACTCGCGTCGCGTTCTTTATCCGCGGCCGCTTGAGCGTCGCGCTGCTTCTGCGCGTCGTCGATCCTCGCTTGCTGCTTCTCTACTGTGGCCTCGGCCTTCACCCGAAGATCGTGTTGCTCGATCCCGACCGAGACGAGTCCCATGATGACGAGCACTCCGACGACCTCAAATTTTTCTCTGAGAGTCATTTTCGTTTTTTCTCCCACTTATTTCCACGAACCCAGAAAGGCCTGGACGATGAAAACGATCGCGACGATCGCGATGAAGACGATCCCGAGTAGGACGCCGATCCCGGATCGCGGCGTCGGCGGATCTTCAAACGGCCGCGACGCCGGCGGCGGGACGGGCTTCCGCTCTGTGGTTAGTTGCGACCATTCTTCCCATCTAGGCTTAGGAATCGACATCTCAGGCCTCGGGAGGAAAGTCCCCGCAGTCGTAATCCTTGAGCTTCAGGAAAACGTGCCATCCACACCCGGGCGTGTGAGAGTAGGTTTTCCCGTTGTTCACGAACGAAGTCTCTTTCGAATCAAAAAAAGAAGCGGTGACAGTCCCGTCGGCATGGACGTGGTGCAGGCTGATATTGCAGATTTTTCCGCACTGGCACTTGATGGCCGGCTTCAAAACTCGTTCGTCATAGCAGCGCGGAATCCAGCACGGTCCAGGCGCGTCGTAGTCGCCTTTCGGAATTTCGACATTCATCTCAGTCCTCGAGAAGGAGCTCCGCCGCGCGGTCCTTCGATTCAGCGTCCGGAGCGCTCTTGATGATCGCGACGATCAAGACGCGGTGGCGTCGCTCGGCGAGTTTCACCGAATCGCGGAACGCCTTGCCGAGACCGTTCACGTCTTTGCGGATGTTCTTGACGATCATCCAGGCGCCGCCGGCGAAGAAACAGAGCTGCGCCGCTGCGATCGCGATCTTGATATAGGCTTCCGGACTCACCGGCGAAGCCTCCCCGTATCGTCTTCGTCGATCTGCTCCTGGACCTCGGTGAGCTGCCACTCGAGCGCGGCGATTCGAAGAGCGGCCCCTTCCCAGTTGTGAAGCCTGGCCTCCTTCATGCGCGCGATCAGGAGCTCGCGCTTCACGTAGAGATTCATGCGAGCGCGAAAGTCGGCGTAGTCGGGAAAGGCGAGATAAGGGCGGTCTGTCTGATCGGCGAGCTTGCGTTGCTCGTCGACGACAGTCCGAGCGACGGCCGCCAATCGCCCGAGCGCGGTCGGATCGTGATCGACGCGGATCCCTCGCATTTAGCCAGAGAGCTTCACTCCGAATTCCGTGCCGTTGATAAGCGACGGAGTCCAGGCCTCGCCTCCGAGCGCCGGGTCGGTCGGGAAAAATGCCTGCAGGATTTGCCACTCCGGTGTCTGCGGGGGCTCGAGGTCGACGCCGTTGTCGAACTGTGCAAAGCTGTCGGGGCTTCCGCAGATGGCGCGAATCAGCCGGCGCGGAGCGGTCGCGTTGTTCTGGCAGCAGATGTTCACGACGACGCCCATGACGCCCAGACTCGCGACCGGCGCGAAAATCGAGGTGTTGTCAGCGCCGTCGACCGTTTCCGAAATGTAAGTCGTTAAATCGTCCGGAGGGTTTTCGTTGATCTGTGAAAAATTCGCGCCCGTGTCTGTCCCGCCGCGCGTCCAAGCTGTGATGTTCCCGTCTTCGATCGGGAGCAGGCAGGAGATCGAGATCGGGCCGAGGAAGCCATTGTTCTGCGCTCCGGTGTTGTCACACATATACACGTCGTCGATGTACATCTCGTAGGACGACGGCGAGGCTTGATTGAGCCCGATCCAGTCGATTAGCGAGATCCCGCCAGAGATCAGATTCGCATTCGTGCCTGAGATCCACGTCGCTCCGTTGACACGGAGCTCGTAGAAACCAGTCCCGCTCAGGATCGCGACCTCGAGGTAATTCCACGTGCCCTGTTGGATCGTTTGCGTGCTCGTGCCGAGCGTCACGGTGGTCGCACCGCTGCCGTATTCGAGAGTGGCCGTGATGTTGAAAAGGCCCGCGCCGGCCGGGACAGACTTGAGTTCCACGATCGTCGCGTAGGGATTTGAGCACTCGATGGCAAAAAACGGAAAGCTACTAAAGGTGCTGCCGCTTCCGGGAACCTGGAACGCGAAGCCGACCCAGAGATCGGCCGCGGCTGAAGCGAGCTGATAGCCGAGCGTGCATGGGCTCCCCGCCGCGAAGTGTGCACCGCCGATTCCGGTGCGAGCCGCGGTGTTGTCGATCGCCGTCGCTGTGCCGCCGGTGAGCCATCCCTTCGTAACCAGGCTCGTGTAGTGATCGAACGAATCGACAAAAAGAAGAGCCATTAGCGTAGCTCCTGGACCATCAGGATGTTCGTTCCGTCGCAGTACGCCATCGCGAGACCGCCGGCGGCGATCGCGACGGTCTTCGATTGCGCGACCCCGGTCGAGAGCACGATCGCTTGAGCGGTAGCGTTCGCGACGACGAACACGCGGACGACTGGCTTCACCGTTACGGTCGCGCCGGAAGTGAGCGTCCCGGTGAGCGTAAAGGAAAATGCGAGTCTCGGATCGAGCGTCGCCGGCGCCGGCGGAGCAATCGCGACCGCGAGCGTGCCGGCGATCGCCTGGTCGAGCTTGTCGATCGCCTCGTTGACGACAACCTCCTTCTGGTCCTGCGATGCGGCGACGTGCGTGATGCCGAGATTCGGAGAGCTCATTTTTTCCTCACAGAACGGCGCCGGCGGAAAAGCCGCGCCCTACAAATTCGGAGATCTGAAAAACTCGGACCGCGACGCTCGATTGCGGAGCTCCGAAGTCACTCACCTGGTCGGCTACGGAATACGCGACGGCCGGCCGGTCGCTCTCGATCGTGCGGACTACGGCTGCCTTCGCGTCGAGAATCTCGAGCTCGTAAGCCTCTCGGGTTTCGGCAAGAGGCACGCGGCCGAGGTGATTAAGCCACGCGCCGCCGATCCGCGTTCTCCGGATCCAGGAGATCGCGAGGTTTCCGGATTGATCGCGGGCCCCGCGGATCCTCACGACGGAATAAGGCATGAGGTCGCGGCCGCGGATGATGAACTTCTGCGCGCGCGCCGCGGCGATCGGCTGGCCGGTCTCGATCGCCTTGTACTCATACTCGAGCCAGAGAACGCTTGTCGGATCGAACACGCGCTTGAGGCCCGTCTTCGGCACGAGCACGACTTCGCCGACGTGGTGACTGGCGCAGGCGTATTCTGTGCCGCGCCGGCCGCGCAGTAGATTCGAAAGAGTCCACGTCCCATCCGCGTTTTGTGTGGCGCTCGCGAATTGGACGAGCTCCTCGCCCACGAGCAGAACATTCGCTCCGTTCATGACGTCGATCTCGGCCGCGGCCTCGAGCGATCCCCAGGACATTTTTACCGTGAGCGAATTCACGCGATCCCATGTCCAGGGAGAGCGCGGAGCTGGGAGCGCGGCCGTTGTGTAGCCGAAAGAAGTTTGCAGGTTCGACGCGTCCTCCGTCGCGAATGCGCGACCGTCGTTTGACTGCATGAGCGTCGCGCTAACCCAGGTCGGAAGCCGCGAGCCCATCGCGTAGTAGTAGCCGGTGCCGACGGGATTCGCATCGAGATCCCGCAGGAGCGGGATGTCCCGGAGCCAGAGTTGCGTCGGGCCCGTGCGCCTGAGAAGTTGCTTCATTCAAGCACCGGCGTCACCGGGAGCGGAGATCCGCCGACGGGCCGCGGAGCTCCGATCGGAGGCGAGCCGCCCTGGAGGAAGTTGCTTTCGTTTTCACTGACTCCCGCGATCGAAACGGAGAACCCGGCGCCGCTCGTAGTCTCGGTGATGCGGATCTGGAACGTGAGTCCCTCATACACGAACTGAACCACGTCGCACGGATCGAAAAGCATGTAGACCGCTTGCCAGAGATTGAACGAGAACTGCTCGCGCTCGAGCCAGTAGAAATATAGCCAGGTCTTCGCGACGGCGAGCGCCTGGTCGGCCGTCATCACGATCGGGAGCGAGATGATCGTTTGGTTCTTGGTGTTGACGATCCGGACGTTGCGGCCCTTGTGTTGTTTGTTCTGTTCGTAGTTGAGCGCCGGGTCGTTGTGCAGCACGACGACGGTCTGAGGGAGATCCTGCTCCTGGCTCATCGTCTCGAGGACCTTGCGTTTGTCTTCGACCAGGCCGAGGTTCGTCTCCGGGACCTCCTCGACTGCGGGCAGTCCTCGGGGAACGAAGCGAACGACTCCGCCGCTCTCGCACGCGTCGAAAAAATAGGCCTGCATCAACACGCGCAGCGCATCCGCCGCGGGTGTAGGCCGCTCGACGACGTAGCCCAAGCACTCGTTATTCGGCTGCAGGTTCGCCGCGGTGAGCAGCGAGACATCGATTTGATCCGGAAGCAAACCGGCGCGTTCGCAAAGATCCTGCACGATGCCGGCGATCGGAGGAGATCCCGATCCGACAGTCGTCTCGGCTTCCGAAACGACGACCTCGAGCGCGATCTGCGTGACGAAGGCCGCGACGCCCGACGCGCTCGTGACCGTACCGACGACACTCTCGCCGAGAATCGGCCCGTCAGTTAAAGCCCGATCAAATCCAGTCGGCATTTAGAAACTGATGTCCCAGGTGAGCGAGAGCGTGTCTCCGCTCGTGGTGAGGGTCGCGAGTTCATTCAGTTTCGTTTCGCGGATCATCGTCCCGCCGGAGGACGCGGTGAAGAGGCCGGCCTTATTGATCGACAGCGAGCTCGAGCCCGTGTAGGTGTAGGTGATCGTCAACTGCACCGTATCCGTCTCCGTGCCGCCGCCCGGGTAGACCACGGTGGCCGCGGCGCGCGCGAGGCCATTCGTCGTCTGCTCACCGGCAAGCACGGTGTCGCCCGCGGAAATCGTCGTCGTGTCTGTCGAGATGCCGATGTACGGAGTCGGCGTAACTGGAGTGCCGAAAAGCTGGTTCTCCCACCACGCCCCGCCGGCTGCCGTCATGAGGTTCGGCGATCGCGATCGCGATTTCACGGTTCCGAAGCGATCGCGCACAACGGCCTCGACCCAGGCCATTTGCGGTTTTGGTTCCATGAGAATTTATCCTCCGAGTGTTGGCGCGACCTTCAAGAACTGGATCTCGGCCCGGATGTTCGGGATTCGGTTTCCGAAATTCGCCAGGGGAAAATCGATCATCGTCATGTAACAGAGCCCTCGAAATGCCGGCGTGACGCTCGCGCCCTCGCTCGCCTGAATGTCCGGATCCGGGAGCTGCGTGTTGTTCCCTGGATAAAGCGTCGGCGCCGGGTAGTAGCTCGCGAGAGACTGCCAGTCGGTCGAATTCGATCCAGGAGAAACGTCGGTGTTCGATGCGAGGCAAACCCAGAGCTCCGCGTCATGGTTGACGACATCGCCCGGGTTGTAAGGCTGCGTGTCGATCCACGCCGGCGTGTCGCTCAAAAGCAGCCAGTCGGTCGTACCGGAAGTGTCCGGCTCGACGCCGGTGTTCGTCTCGAGGCACTGATACACCTGCCCCGAATACGCGACCTGATTGCCCGGGTTGTAGAGCTGCGTCGAGACCCAGGCCGGATAATCGTCGACCGGATAATCGGTCGCGGCCATCGGGTCGCTGTCGTAGATGAGTTTGGTATCGCCCCAGACGCGGAGAATGTTCGCCGGGCCCTCGCAGAACGCGGCCGCAAAACTCGAAGAGAAAAGCGTCGTGTAGCTGGAAGCCGATGACGATTGCTCCTCGAATGAGTACGTGATCCCCGGCGTCCAGATGATTTGGCCGCCGAAGCGCTGGAGACCATAGCCGAAAGGAATCGGAGCGCCATCGGCCGAGCCCGAGACCTGGAGATCCTGCAACGGAGGCGGAGTCGGCGTCGGCCGGAAGAGAAGCCCTCCGACCGCGAGGCCGATCGAGATCCCTTCGAAGATCGCGCCTGGCCCAAGGAACGGAGAGAGCAGCGCGCCGAAGAGTCCGCCCGCGGCCGCCAGAGCAATTTTCGCCATTATTCCGCGACCTCGGGGAAACGAAACACTCCCACGATCCGGCGCAGATATTTTTGGTCGATGATGTGCTCGCGAACACCTTCATCACCGCGGCGATAATTTTGATTCACAAGACGCGCGCGGCCGCCTCCGAGGCAATGGATCATCGTAGGCGCTGGCGCCGCGGCGGTCACGATCGCGGCGTGGAACGGAACTCCGACTCGGGGATCCATGAGCAAGCTCAACACGCGGCCGGGGAGCAGCTCGCGAGAGGGATTTCGCCTCGCAGGACTTCGCTCCCAGAGCATGACGAAAGTCTTCTTCGCGGTTTCGTGCGTAGAGTAGCCGGCGCACGGTTGCCGCGGGTAGGCGCCGAACATATCGGAGTCGATCAGAACTCCCGACGTCGTGCGGAGCCCAAGATCGATCGCTACGCAGATCGGGAGCCCGACGCAATCGAGCGCGCGGCCGCGCACGCGTCCCTCGTGCGCGAATGGAGTGTTGAGGTAGCGGCGTGCTGTGGCGACGACGTCGGCGCTAGTCGGCATTCGGATAATTCAAGATGCTATCCATGCCCGGCATGAACGGCTCTCCGTGAAAGTTGACGATGTTCCCGAATTTATAATTGCAGTCGTAGACGGTGTGATCGCACCCGGGCTCGATCGAGAACGTATCGTTCACGGCCGGCATTGCGGGAAGCGGAAGGTAAAGCGTGAGCGTCGTTCCGTCCCAGGAGCGGATCTCGAACGCCTGGCCGTCGAGCGCCCCGCTCGTAAATTCGATATAGCCGTCATCAAACCAATCCGCCGGCGCCGCGGCCGTCGGCGTTGCGCTTCCGACCTGCTTCAGCACGACGCCGCCCGTTGCGAGCGGAACAAGATGCAGCGCGTCCGGCACGCTCGACACGTACCCGGTTTGCGCGTACGCCGTGACGTCGACCATACAGAGCCACTGAGACTGCATGTCGATGCCGTTTGCTCCGCTTCCAAACTGCGAGCGGCAGATCGGACCGAAGAGCGATCCGATCACAGTCGAGAGCTTGTAACAGAGCCCGCGGATCTCCGCTTGAAACGCGCCGGCTGCCATCTTCACCTGGCCGACGGTTCCCGTCCGGAGCAGAAGATCTCCCATCGTGAGATCGGCCCAATTGACGACGCGGATCCAGATTAGCGCGTCGTCGTAGAGCCCCGCGCGGATGTCGCTTTCGAGGATGGAATTCGACTCTAGGAATCCCGCGGCCTCGGAGTTGTCGACCGAGAGATCGGACTTGCTCGAGTTCGCCGTGGCGAGAAATCCCGTGCTGCATAGATAGTTCGTCGCCCCATCGCCGAGACCGTCGTCGTAGCTGATGTCGGAGTCGAAAGTGGTAAAGCCGAGGATGGTCCCGTCGGTGCGCTTGATCTTCCACAGAAACGCAAGCGACATCGGGTTTGACTGGAGGTGAGCTTTGAGGGCTCCTGAGCAGGTCTTCATGGGCCGAATGCGGCGAGAGGCCGCTTTTTTCTAGCGTTGCAACGCATTTCGCGGCCGTTCCGGAGGCCTCGTTTTCCGAACTCGGTTTCGCCTACTCCGGGACCGGAAGCTCCGGCAGGACGCGCCGCAACGCATTCCAAAAACTCGAAAATTTCAGCGTTTCCGGTACTTCGGATTCGCCTTTACGAGCAGCTTCACGCGCTCTTCCTTCTGCGCTTTTTTTGCGATCGCTTCGAGGTACTCGTCGGCTTCGCGCTCTGCGACCTTCCTTGGTTTGCCCTCTTTGATTTTCACTTTCGCCACGAACTTCCGGAGCTCGTCGTCCCAGGCGACCATCGGCCGCGAGTCCGGCGAGAGCACGAGCACGTACGGACCGCGCGAGGGACACGGGACGCCGGCCTGCATCTGCTCGACGAAGAAATCGCGGATCTCCTTCGCCCAGGCCTCGAGTTTTTTGGAGAAAGCTTTTTTCTTCGCGTACTCGGTGACGAGCGCGGTTGTGAATTTCATTTCGTTTTGCCTTTTTAGAAGTTGGGAGCGAGGACTTCGATGAGCGGAACCGAATTCGCACTGATGATGATCCCGCCGCCGGCGATGTTCGATTCCTCGATCTGGATCCCGAGATCGTCGGTGTCGAAGCGCACGGGGAAATGAAATTTGCCGGAGGCGACCGGTGTGCCTGTGACTCCGCTGACGAGGCCGGTCGTGTAGTCGACCGTTCCCGATCCGCTCGAGAACGTGACGCTGTCCGCGAGAGCTGCGCCCGTGTAATCAACGGCCGGCGAGCCGATCGGTTTAGAGATCGTGCGGATGTAGGTATTCGCGCCGCTGACGTATCGCTTCACGAGCTGGTACGTCGAGCCGCTCACGAGCACGAGCGCCTCGTTCGTGAACGTGTTGTCCTTGTGGTCGTAGAGCCGGAAGCCGTTCGCCTTGCCGGCGACCGCGAGAAAGAACGCCTGGAGCAGGTCGATAAATTGCTGCGGCGTTCCGGTGAACTGTGCGGTCGGCGGCGTCTGCAGCGAGATCGTGTACTTCGCGCGCGCGAATTGCCAATTCTGATTTCGCTGCTCCGCTCCCGAAAAGCCCGCGTTGACGATCGTCGAAAATCCCGGTCCTCCGACCGCCTTGTACGAAATGTTCCGCGGAAACTCGACTTCGAAGAAAGACACGCCCCTACCTCCGATTCCGTTCGTTCGCGATCGAGACCGTGCGATGGAGCTCGCTCAAGATCTGGCCTTGCGACTTGCGGAAAGAATCCATATCGGTGACGCCGTGGAAGTGCGCGCTGACTTGGGTTGTGTGGCCGCCGCCGGAGCCCGGCAGATCTGTCGTCGGGTGAATGTGTCCGCTCTGTCCAGGGATGAAGAGCTCGGGACGTCGCTCACCTACGATGTAAGCCTGGCCCGGCATCACGTCGCCGCCCGAGGCCATGAATCCGCCGAAGAGATCACCGAGGTCTCCGCCTGAATCGTCCGCGCCCGACGCGGAGCCGGAATCATCTCCGCCAGACCCGAACAAACCGCCAAGAGATCCTCCGCCGCCGAGGCCTCCGCTGCCCGATCCGCCTTCGGCGTCGATGACGTACATCGGATTGGCCGCCGTGCCGAGCGCCGTCGAGCTGCTAGAGCCTTGCGACTTGAACATCGCGAGGATTCCGCTGAGACCTCCGGCCGGCGCGCTCGAGCTCGTATCGCCGAGATCTTCATCACCGCCGCCGTAGCCTGGAACTTCCGGACCGCTGTAAAAAGAGCCGACGGGCTCAGAGCCAGGCGCGCCGAGATTTGCGAACGACGACGTCGACGGCGAAAGCGGTCCCGCGGCGCCGGAGACGACGATCACGTACATCGGATTTGCGGCCGTGCCGAGCGATCCTGTTCCAGTTGTGGCGCCGGGAATAGGAAGCAGCGAGCCGAGGATGCCGAGCGGCGAGCTCGGCGCGCCAGGTGCGCCGCCGTAACCGGGGACGGCCGGACCGTTGTAAAGAGATCCAGCGCCAGGCAAAGTCGGCAGGCCCTTCGGATTTTGCACTCCGAAAAGATTCGCGAAAAACTTCTCAATCGAAACGGACAAACCGCCGATGAGCCCGGAGGCGCCTCCGCCGGCGCCGGTCAGCAGGTTTCCGCCTCCCCCGCTTCCTTCCGTTAAAGGCGCCCCAGGCACTCCGCTGAATCCGGACGTCGGGCCCGACACGTTAACCGTGTAGAGCGGACTCGATGGAGCTCCGGTCGGCCCGCCTGCGCCGCCGCGTCCGGACTTCGATCCGAATAAACTGCCGAAGATGTTTCCGAGCAACCCGCCGCTCGGCGCCGCGGCCGTTCCTGGCAGCGCAGGCGGAATTGCCGCCTCGCTCGCGAGCAGATCTGAGAAATTCGTGAGGGTCGACGTCGTGAGCGGAGAATTTTCTATCGTCGTCGAAACGGATCCAGGAAACGCGGGAGGAGTTGAACTCTCCGGAAGCTCGAGATCGGCGAGTCCGGAAGTGATGTCGATCGGCGGCGCGCTGGGTAGTGGAGGCAACCCATACGCGCCCGCCGGCGACTCCGGCGAGCCTTCCAATGGTGAACCCGCCAGAAGATCGTAAAAGTTTGGCCCGGTCGTCGAGGTGTACTCAGAGCTCCCGAGGTCGGAAGAGACCGACGGAGGGAAGAACGGCGGCGTGACCGGCTCTCCGGGCTCAATCGAAGAGAACGAAGAATTTTGCGAGGCGAGCTGATTGTAAAAATTGCTCTCGGCCACCGAGCTCGAGGATGGCCCTGCCGCCGGCGTTGCAGCCGCGATCGATGAAAAAGATGAATTCGGAGCGGCGAAGAACGTCGATAAATTGTTCGACGTCGAGCTGGGTGACGATGGCTCGGCCGCGGGCGCCGTGAACGAAAACGACGAGCTCCGGGATTCAATAGCGGGAAGCGGGCCCGGCCGTTCGGGCCCCGTCGAGTACGAAGAATTTTGCGAGGCGAGCAGATTGTAGAAATTACTTTCGGCCGTCGAGTTGGAGGAAGCCCCCGCCGCCGGCGAGATCACCGATGCTGCCGAGGGCGATAAAAAAGGAGGCGTCGCCGCCCCGGTTGCGAGTGACGAGAACGAGGAGTTCGTCGCCGGCAGGACCGTTGGCGCAGCGGACGGAATAGCGAACGGCGACGCGGAGGGCCCCTTCGCCAGGAGATTGTAAAAACTGTTCTCGGTCGTCGAAGTGAAGGGCGAGGCCTCCGTCTCCGTCGCGGTCGACGAATTTGTCACCGCGAGCGGAAACGAAGTCGACGCGGACGAGCTCGCGAGGAGCGAGGAAAAGTCGTTAGAAGTCGCCGACGTCGTCGAAGGACTTGCGATCGAGGATCCTCCGGCCACTGCAGGCGGTGCCCACGGCGGAACGATCGCAAACGAGGAGCTCGGCGTTTCCGCCGGCGAGAGGCCGGAAAAGTCGGGCTCGGCAATCGAGAAGGAAGAACTCGGCGATTCGGGTGAGGCACCCCCTGCTCGCTTTCCGCCTATGGCGTCGCCCGCCTCATCGACCGGGGTTACGTAGAAGGCGTTCGTGCTCGTTGAGCCATCGGGCTTGTCGGCTGCCGCCGCGAGATCCGATAACGAGGATCCAGAGGGCCCGAGCCCGGGCGCGCCGATCGCGGCCGCTTCCGAAGGGGAGAAAAACGGAGGCGTTGCCGGCGCGCCTGGCGCAATACCCGAGAGAGAAGAATTTGATCCGCCGATCGGAGCGGCCGCCACGCCGCCGGCGCGCGCGTTCACTTCCCGGACGAACATCGGGTTTCCCGCACTCGCGCCGAGCTTGCCCTCTTTCTCGCCAGGGAATTTCTCGCCGAAGATCGCCGTCTCGAGGCCGCCCGAGAGTGCGCTCACGCCTTTCTGGATCGTCGACTTAACGAGCGACTCTTCGAAACTCTCCATCAATTTCTGGAAGTTAGCGCGGCCCGTGACGACGAGCTTCGCGAGCTGATCTTCGACGCCGCCGATGTAGGACTTCAGATTGCCGAACAAATTTTCGCCGAGGTTCTGTCCCTCCTGCGACATCTCGTTGAGGAAGGCCTGGAACTTTTCGGAGAGGTCGCCGACTTTCATCGCGGCCTCGTCCCACTGCTCGAGGAGCTGCTGTTGCGAATCGAAGAGCTTGGCGTTTCCGAGGAGCTCCTGATTGGTCGTGTCGGCGACGTACTTCTGGTACTCGATGATCCAGTCGATCTTTTTCGAGACGTACTTCTGGTACTCGATGATCCAGTCGATCTCTTTCGAATGGATCAGCGCATCCGTGGCGGCGATATTCTTGCGGTCCTCGCCGGCGGCGACTTCCTTGGCGCGGAGCTCCTCGAGCGCCGCGATTTTCTCTCCAATCTCCTCGAACGACTGCGACGCCGCGACTTCCTCGGCCGCCGCGTTCACGCGCTCGAGCTCGCCGAGCTGCTGGAGAGATTGCCGGTAGGAGTCGACTTCCCCGCCAGGCGCTTTTGATAGCAGCGGGTTTTGTTTTTCGTATTGCTCGACCTGGCCTTCGATCTTCTGCTGCTTCGCGGCTTCGGCACCGGCGAGGATCGCAAGCGTCAATCGTTCCTGCTGCTGCGTCTCCTGCTGCAGGTCGGTGATCGTCTGGGCGAAGCTGGCGGACTCGCGCGCGGATTCGGCTGTGCGTTCGGTCGCCGTCATCCGCTCAATCTTGGTTGTGAGCTCGGTGTAGGCGTTCTCGAGCGGAGCGAGCACGTCCGCCGACGCGCCGCCGGTCTTTAGGATTTTGAACGCGTCCTCGAGCGGCTTGAGCTCCTCGGCCGATGCGCCCGTCTTTTTTAGATCCGAGATCGTTTTGTCGAGCTCGTGCGTCAGGTCGGCCGAGATCCCGAGCTTTTTGAAATGCTCGATGACGACGTCGATCGCTTCGGCTTGCTGCTGGAATGGCGCGACCTTCGCCGCGAGCTCGGCATTCTTCACGGCCTCGGCGCTCACACCGTAGGCGTTTGCGAGCTCGCCGAGCGATTTCGTTTCGAGGGTCGTTTTCTGAATCGACTCCTCGACCGCCTTGTTATCGGAGTAAGCGGCTTTATAAGCCTCGGTGAGCGCGATGACGTCGCGGATCGTCGACTTCTCGCTCTCCGTGACGGTGATCTTTTCTCGAGCGGAGCGGACTTCGAGGTCGTCGATTTCTTTCTGCGCGTTGGCCGCGGCCGTCGCGAGGATGGTGTTGGCGGTGACGGAAGAAATCGCGTTCGCGAGCCGGCCCTCGGCGTTCTCCTGCGCGATGAGCTTTGCGATCGTCTCGGCGATCGCGTTCGATCGCGCCGTCAGAGGGGTCGTGTCCGCGCCCTTCGCGCCTGGCCCGGGCGGCGGAGCGGAGGGCGAGCTCTTTGCGGTCAGATCCTTCAGGAACTTGGTGTCGTCCGCCCATCGCTTTCGATTCGTGTCCGAGAACTTCGACCAGATCGCTGCGACGCGCGCGGCGCTGTCGCTCGCGGCCTTTTCCGCTCCGGAGAAATCGAAGACGAGCGCTTTGGCGATCGAATCGTGGACGCCGCGGCCGTTCTCTACCGCCGACTCGTCGATCGCCGCGAGGACGTCGCTGATCGTCTCACCGGCGGTGATCCAGGTGTCGGCGACTCCGATCGTCCCTTTGACAAGATCCGCGAGCTCGCCGATGAACTTCACCAACCCGGAATCTTTGTCCTTGAACGCCGAGACCATGCGGTCCTCGACGGCGGTGAGCGCCGGCAGTAGATCGCGCATGAGCGTGTTCGCGAGGCCTTGCGCGCCGGCCTCGAGGACGCCGATTCCCTGGGAGAAGCGCTCGGCCGCGGCGGCCGTCGCGGTGTCCATCACCACGCCGAGTTTTTGAGCCGTGTCGAGAAGATCCTGGACGCCCTGGCGCCCGAGGTTGAGCACGGGGATTATCTCCGCGCCGCCGCGGCCGAAAATCTGCATCGCGAGCGCGGACTTCGTGATGCCGTCGGGCATCGCAGCGAATTTTGCCGCGAGGTCCGCGAAGATCGCTTCGGTCGATCGGATCTGGCCCGAGGAATCGCGGACCGCGATCCCGAGCCGCGTATAAGCGTTCACCGCTCCCGCCGGCGCCGTCGCAGCCGCGAAAGCGGACTTGCTCATCCGCTCGAGCGATTTTGCGAGCGTCTCCTGATCGACGCCGACTTGCTTCGCCACGAACCCGAGGCCGGAGAGCGCCTCGACGGACACACCTGTCGCTTGCGAGAGTTGAAAGAGTTTTGCTGCGGATTCCGCCGTGTGAATCGCGAGGCCGATTGTGCCGGCCGTGACTGCGCCGACGGCTGCGGCGGCGCCGGCGGAAACAGCGGCGACCGCGCCGAGAGCTCCGCCCATCGCACCGAAGGACTTCATGGCGGAGCCGGCGGCCGATCCTATTTCCGAGAGCGACGAGGAGATTGCCGGACCGATCGTACCGAGGGGAGAAAGAGCGCGGGAGATAATGTTGCCGACGTTCGCGAACGACGACTGAATGTCTCGGCCGGCCTGCTTCGAAATGTAGCTGGCCTTCGACATTCCGCTGACGAAGTCAGCGGTATTGGCCTTCAGGTCGACGAAGAGCGTTCCGAGAGATTGTGCCAATTTAGTTTGGCTCGTGTTTCAAGTTATTTCCTGCGATCGAAGACCATGCGGCGATAAACGCGAGGCCCTGCGCCTCGACGTCCATCTCGCCCTCGCGCTTCCGCGGATCCTCGGCAACGAACTCGAGCGGCTTGACAGCTTTCGCGTGCTTGCCGCGGAATGGGTTCGCATTGAAAACGGCCGCGGCCACGATGCCGGCGCAGATCTGCGCTCTCCGCTGCTCTTCGATCGAGCGATCGAGGAGCGC